TTCCGCAAAGAACTAAGCTCCCAGGTGGGCAGATTGAGACTCCACCTGCTGCTGGTACTTACACCTTCATCATCCCTGATGAGGTGTACTCCATCTGCGCAGTCTGCGTTGGCTCAGGAGGGATTATGGCATGGTATTACGACTCGTACCGAGACGAAAAAGTCTACACAAGTTCTGCAAATGGTGGAAATTTACGGTACAAAAATAACATACCCGTCAGCCCAGGAGATACTGCGACCATGTACGTTGGCGGAGGAGGCTATGGGTCAGTTTTGCAAATAAATGGGGTTTCTGTTTGTAGTGCTGCCGGTGGGAACTCCACGATTGACGCAACACCAAACCTCGGCGATGGAGGTGGTAACGGAGGTATTGGGCCACCGCTTCTTTATTCGACTTTAGGTATTGGATACGGAGGCGCTGCTGGATATTCTGGTAACGGAGGAGATGGCGTACCGGCTGCTCCGTATGGTGTTGATCTAACCCTACTCCCAACTCCTATTTTTGGCGGAGGCGGAGGCGGTGGCTCCCAATCCGCAACAAACCGCTCCGGCCTCTTAAACTACTTAATGGTGGCAGGAGGGGGTGTTGGTCTAAAAGGCGAAGGCCCGTCAGCCACTATTATTGGTGGTGGAGGAAGCGGAGGTGGAAACAGTTCTGGGATTTACAGCGAAGCTAATATTCCTGGTCTTTATGGCGGTGGAGGACATAACTCCATAGGGGGCATCAGAATTATCTGGGGGCCTGGCCGCAGGTATCCATCAACACTGACATTTGATTACTTTTAAGGATTGGGGAAAATTATGTGGATTCACGAAAATACGAATATGGTATTCCACTCTCATGCTGAGATTCGAGTACACGCATCAGGCTTTTTCCTTCCTCAGATATTGACTGACGAGATTCTTGCCTCTGTTGGATACCCTCGCGTGGCACTGGTGACACCTACCTATGACCGCGTTACCCAGAGCGTGACAGAGTTACCACCTGCTCTGGTTGGGGGTGTGTTCACCCAGCAGTGGCAGGTCAACGATCTCACGCCAACTCAAGTTGCAGAGAATCAAGCAAAGGCCGCCAAAGAGCTTCAAGATGGGATTGTGAATGCTGCTCAACAAAGGCTGGACGATTTTGCAAAGACACGCAATTACGATGGCATCCTGAGCGCAACCACGTATGTAGGCTCCACTGTTCCAAGGTTCCAGCTTGAGGGAACCTATGCGCTTCATGCGCGGGACGATACCTGGGCCGCGCTGTACACAGTGCTCGAAGAGGTGGCTTCTGGAACCCGAGTGGCCCCATCCTCATACGCTGACATTGAACCCCTTCTCCCTCCTCTAGCTTGGCCCATTTAAGAAAGGATTTACGCCATGTCTATCACCCCTCTCTGGGAAGCAACACGAGACATCCACCACGCCTGCGAAGCGCACCCTGTTGGGCACGCGATGGCTCAAGGGAACCCGCCAAAGAAATGGTACGCAGCATGGCTCACCGCACTGCACCAGATTCACAGCGCCATCGACGACAGCATGGCCTACTTGTTGCAGCGTGAGTACCTGCTGGCAAACGACATCACAGACAGCGGTTTCAATCTTGAGGACTCCAAGGCCGCCAATCTCTACATCCAGACACTCAAGACGGAGAATGACATTGCTGGCGCTTGCTATGTCTTGACCGGAGCACACCTGATGGGTGGAGAGATCATGCGTCGCAAGCTGATTGGCTACCCGACATCTCACTTGACATGGCAAGACAGACAAGCTGCGCTTCAAGAGTTGCATAAGTTGCGTTCTCGCACCGACATTGTTGACTCATCCCGCGCGTGCTTTGCTGCACTGCTCTCCGTCATGGATGAGATCATGGCCAAGTACCCAGAAGAGGTTGCCGATGAAGTCGCCGTTTGACATCTTTTATCAGTTCATCGACTTGCTATCCGACAATCTGCTATGGTTATGCGAGCAGATTGGAGGGATATATTTGCCTGAAGATGCGGCGAATTATGTTGAACCGAGCGAGAACGTAGCAAGGAAAACATTACCATGAACATCTTGTACATGCTGCTTGAGATTCCGCTGTACCTGTGGTTGCTATGGTATCTCTACATCATTGTGATTGGCCTGTACCGGGCCTACCTCTCGAAAAAGCTCTCATGGCAAGCCATGGCGCTTGGGTTCCCGGCCCTGGCTATTGGAGCCTTTCTGGACTGGCTGATCAACGTGACCGTAGCCACGCTGTTTTTCAAAGAGCTTCCAAAGTCTCCGCTTGAGCTTGTGACCGGAAGGCTCTCTCGATACATCTCTGGCCAAGCTTGCATGAACAAGCATTACGCGCAAGTCATCTGCTATCACTTACTCGACCCATTCGATCCATCTGGAAAACACTGCAATGGCGCTACCTCCAATGTCTGAAGAAGACCAACATGGCGTTGTTCTCAGCCACAGGGCTGCGGAGACGGCTGCGTTACTCCACATGATCAACACGGTGTCAGCCGGTATTGAAAAAATGGATCAACGCCTGAGCAAGCACATGGAAGACGAGACAAAAGAGCTGGCTGTAGAGATTGCCAAGCTCCTGAACTCTGCGTTTCCTGGCGGAGATGCAGGTCAGCATCGTAGAGAGCACGAGGCATCCATCAAGCGGGCGGAGTCTGTCGCAGCTTTCTGGCAGATGATGTCCAGAGAGCTGGCCAAGTGGGGGCTGCTTGGGTTCATTGGGTGGGGGCTTGCGGCTGTTTGGCGTGCATTCCTAATGGGGCCGAAATGAATATCACACCACAAGACCTGGTTCAAATTACCGGTGCGCGTATTAACCGGGCCAAGATATTTGCGCCTCTCATCAACTCGGAAGCTCCGCAATTTGATATCAATACCAAGGAGCGCATGACTGCATTCATCGCTCAGGTGGGGCATGAATCTGGGGGGTTCCGATGGCTCACTGAGTTATGGGGGCCAACTGATGCTCAGAAGCGATACGAGGGTAGAGTTGATTTGGGGAATCTTGTCCCTGGAGATGGCTTCAGGTATCGAGGTCGTGGCCTGATCCAGATCACTGGACGAAGCAACTACCAAAAACTGAGCGATGCTCTCGCAACAGACTTCATACAAAACCCAAACAAGCTGGCTGATCCGCTGATGGCGGTGCGCAGCGCAATGTGGTTTTGGCAATCCCACTGGCTGAATGAGTCGGCTGACAGGGGCGACTTTCGCACATGCACAAGAATCATCAATGGCGGATTCAATGGCTACACCGAACGGCTGGCCATGTTTCAGAAAGCGCAGAAGTTGCTGGCATGAACTGCGTTGAGTACGCCTTGACCAAGTGGGCCTCCGACGGCGGTGGGATCAAGCTGGTGACATCAAAGCATTGGTGCGTACCACACATGCAACACGAGGATAACGACTCTGTATTGACGGAGTATCGACCGTTCACAGACCTCCCTACACCTTGGCACTCTTTGTTCGGGTTCCAGGGTGAGGTTGTTGTTGTTCCAAAAGCTGTCCAAAGAGCGCCGCAGAACCCAATGTGTATGCTGCTTGGCACAGTCTTTCTGTTTTTGTTGGGTGGGATTTGGGTACTCAAAAGGGGAATGAAATGGACATCACAGGCATTGGCGCAGTAAGCGATCTGGTTGGTACGATCATCAACAAACTCTGGCCAGACAAGAGTGAGGCGGAGAGGCAGCAACTGGCCGCTGCGATGATGGTCATTCAAGGGCAGCTTGACGCAAACAAGGAGGAGGCGAAGTCGCCAAGCGTCTTTGTGAGCGGAGCGCGGCCATTCATCATGTGGGTCTGCGGCTTTGGATGCGCGTGGAACTGGCTCTTCCTTCCAATTACAAAAATGGGCCTGCTGCTGGCTGGTATGGACATCGCGGTATCCCCCGCAGACCTGACAGAGATGATGCCTTTGCTGCTTGGTATGCTGGGTCTTGGTGGGTATCGAACCATCGAGAAATTAAACGGAGTCGCAGCTATCACCCACAAATAGTTTGTGGCAAAATAGTTGCATTGGTTGCATTCGCAATCAATAATCAACAAACCAAGAGGAACCATCATGGCCACAAAGAAATCGAATCCGTTTGCCGCATTCGAGAAAAGCTCCGCTGATAAGAAATCCAAGGGCGTAAAGGAAGACTCCCGTAAGGATAAGGCCAGCGACCGGAAGCAGATGCCCAAAACGGCTGCCAAGAAAAAGAAGTGCTGATCCAATGACCGACTTGGAAATACAGCAGACGGAGGCGACACTGAAAAGTCTGCGCGACGTAGAGTTGTCTCCTGGTTGGTCTTACCTCCGCAAGGTCATGCACGACGATCTCCTTGCGGCATGTTTCCAAATCTCCGACAACCCGTTGATGACTGAAAAAGAAATCGACTTCCGCCGTGGCGCAATATCAGCCGCCCGGAACTTCCTCAATGTGATACCAATTTTGACTGCAAAGCTGGAGAGCGACCTTCTCTTGGCCTCTGTTGAAAACCAAACACAAACTCCCTTAAACGCTACGGCCTTCCCAAGGAACTATCATGGCAACACAGCCCAATAACCAAGACCTCATTGCTCAACTCTCCGCTCAAAAGTTGGGCCAACCTGCTGGCGCTCCTGCTCCTCAAGGCGCTCCAGACCCAATGCAACAAGGTGCTCCACAGGGTGCTCCTGCTCCACAAGCTCCACCGAAGGCTGATCCAACTCCGACAAACATGGAAAAGGCGCAAGCCAAGATCGCTCCCAAAGACCCACAAAACCAGAACGCTGCGACCGATGTCCAGTTCATCAAGGTTGGGGATAAGGAGTACACAGACGCTCAGTTGAATGGCATGATGGGCCGGTACAAGGATTTGAATTTCCGCCACGCCCAGGCCAAGCCGACCATGGATGTGATTGGCAAGGTGATGGAGGCGGCCAAGGCATCTGGGTACGAAGCGAAGCCTGAAGAGGTTGCCGGTCTGGTTGATGCGGCTCTCCGTGCGTACCTCAAAGACCCACAGATGGGCCAACAAAAACCCAAGACCAGTGAGGCGAAGGGCGCTGCTCAGCCAGCGATGTCTGACAGCTCGGAGAACGAAGGCGCTGGAGACGGCGGCCCCAACGATGTGGACAAGCAGTACGAAGACTACGAACGTGAGCACGCGATCAAGCTCCCGCCCGGATACAAGGAAACGCGAAACGCTACCCAGCAGCTTTCGCAGCAACTCGCTGAAATGAAGGCGATGTTCCAACAGGTGATTCAGGGTGGCCTCGCCGGTGGTGCAGCGCAGCAACAGGCTGGCCAACAGCTCCAGCAAGCGCAATCCATGCAGGCTGATGCTTCTACCCGTATGATCTCAAACAACCTGAATCAATCATTCCAACAAGCTGGCATCCCCATGGACGAGGCCACCCGTTCTGATTTCAGAATGTTCTCCGCCCAGCGCGGATACGACTTCCCAGACTTTATGGATGCAGGCTTGGCAGCTACCGTGGTCGCTGACTACAAGGCCAATAAGGATGCGCCAGAGGTTCAGCGCTTGCGCCAGATCGCCCAGAAGCGCCAAGCATTCACCGGCATGGTTGAAGGCGCTCCCGGCGCGGCAGGCGGCGGCGCTCCTCAGCAACCGGCAGACCCCATGCTGGCGAGCATGATCGGCTCAGCACTCAAAGGGCGCGGGATGGCGTAGCCAGCCCAACCCAAAAAAACAAGGCCGCCCTCTGGTGGCCTTTTTTATTGCTTGCTTCTAAAGTTGCTTTTGTGGCATACTCATGCTATGCCTTGATCGTGCGCTACGGCTATACATGAGGGGGCAAAACTGGATTATTCGAGACGACGTTGCTGGAGCACGAGTTTTCGGTAAGCCGACCAAACCTTTTGTACAACTTTCTCTTAGGAGCTGATCATGGCTATTGCTGGATTACGCGGTACAGGTGAGTTTTCGGTCGATTTCCGACCGACAAACTACCGCGAACTTTTCACCTTGCTGGAGCCTAACGGCACAGCGCCCCTCAACGCTTTGCTCTCGATGACTCAATCCGAGTCCACCGATGACCCGAAGTTCAACCACTTCCGCGACGAGCTTCCTGCCCGTGTGCTGACCTCAAACGCAGTGGATACCGCTGTGGCAACAACCTTGACCGTGACCAACGTCCCGGACAATACCTTTGCCGTTGCGAATACGCTGCTGCTGAACACGCGCACCAATGAAATCGTCCGTGCTACCGCATCCGGTACGACAACGACTATCGTCGTCGCCCGTGGCGCCGCTGGCTCAACGGCTGCCGCGACGGTAGTTGGTGATAAGTGGGTGATCGTTGGCTCGGTTGACGTTGAAGGCGGCGGTAAGCCTACTCCGGTGTCGTTTGACCCGACCACTGATTACAACTTCACGCAGATTTTCAAGACCGGCGTGGCGTTGACCAATACCCAAAAAGCCACGTACCTGCGTACTGGCGACAAAGAGCAGGAGATGATCACCAAGGCGCTGAAACTGCACATGGCTGACATTGAGCGCGCGATGTTCTGGGGTCGCCGTTTTGAAGAAAACGGCACTGGCCCGCAGCCTCGTCGTTACACCGGTGGCTTGTTCAGCATGATCACCAATGTCATCGACGGTGCCGCTGGCTTTGCAACTGCTAACACCATCACTGAAAATGAGTTTGATCGGGTTCTGATCGAAAACATCTTCGCCTGGGGTGGCAAGCAGAAGTTGATGATCTGTGGCCCTCGCGTGATCTCCAACATGCAAAAGATCGCCAAGAGCCGGTGGCAGCCGCAAAGTGTGAGCGGCACCTACGGCGTGACGATGAGCCAGTACAGCACGTTTGCTGGTGACTTGAACGTGATCATGCACCCCATGTTCCGTCAGATTCCTGGCTTCGACAGCACCGCCATTGTGCTCGACTTGCCGTATCTGAAGTACCGCTACATGGAAGGCCGTGACACCAATCTGCGTCGTGACATCCAAGCCCCCGACTCGGATGGCACCGAGCACTACTACCTGACCGAGTGCGGTCTGGAGCTGCTGCAAGGCAAGCCCCACTCCGTGATCAAAAACTGGCAAGCTGCCTAAGCCAGTTTGACGCAACAGAGCAGGCAACTGTGAGCAATCACCGTTGCCTGTTTTTACATTCACAAAAGGAAGCGACATGACACAAAAAGCTGAAACCACGACAGAGCAACCCGTTGGGCAAGCGGCGGATAGCGCAGCGCTGCAAGAGCCTGTAGCCACAGAAGCTACCCCTGAATCAGAGAAGCCCGCTCCCAAGCGCAGGGCAAAGATCAACACTCCGTCCAAGGAGTTCAAAGCGTACCGCACCACAGGCACGCATACCTACCCTTTTGACATGGTGATCAAGGGTGAACTCCTGCAAGGCACATGGTGCCGCGAGGATGGCATTGTCGAGTTCATGGTTCCGATCAATCTGGTCGAATCCTTTGAACGCCACTTCCACTTCGTGACCGGCAATCTCGTTGCCGATTAACCATGGCTGGCTCAACATCACCCCAGATTGTTGACGAGAGCGCTCCGCTTGACGCGTTGACGTTGCGGGCGCTCCGCCGATATGGCGAAATGTCTCCGTCAACCATGGATGCCGAGACCATGCTGATGTTCATGGACTACGCCAATGCGATCCTGGACGATGTGATGGAGCATCCGTATTGGAAAAAGGGGGTGGTCATTCCGTACTACAACCATACGACAGAGGCCAGAAACGTGCCCGATGCACTGATCATTACTGGACTCTTGGCAAAGTACGCCATGGATCAGGACTCTAAGAAGGCTGCCGTTTACGGCTCCGATTACCTCAAGCGGCTCAATCAATCCTTGACGCGCGAGAAGTTTGGAGTTGGCGCGCAGTTCTCAATGCAGGCCGTAGATAACGGAACGACCGACGGCGGTATATTTTGAAGACAAAGATTTCAACCTCATTTAAGCCGCAGCTCTACACCAGCTTCGCGGGGTTGAACACGTCTCGTTCTGACGTGTCTATGGAGCGTCCAGAGGCCCAGCCATTCGTGGAGCTTGATAACGTGTACTGCGCCAACACGGGCTACCTTACCAACGAGCCTACCATTGGGAGCATCCTGGGTTCCAAAAACAGCGTCACCCACATTCGCTTGCTCAGCTCGGAGAGCAATGTTGCCGTCTATGCAACCGACTCCGATCAAGGGGTATCCATCAACACCCTCAACCGGCCATACTCCGTAGCAAACGCATGGCCAGCACGCTCTGTCGTGTCATCTACGCTTTTCGATGGCAAGGCAATCCTGGCTGGCGGAGGCCGCTACCTCTACTCATTCGACGGTTTTGAGTATCTCAAGATCGAATCCGAAGCCATATCCGGTGGGCGCTACGTAGTGCAGATTCAAGACCGATTGGCTGTCGCCGGGTTTGACTCAAACCCCAATGAGATCGTTTTGTCTCGCATCTCAAACCCGACCATCTTCCATACCGAAGAGGATGTGGCGGAAGCATCCTTGCTGAAAGCTGCCAGATTCAACGTCCAGAACTTGATCGGGAATGGCGACCGCATCCGTGGCATCACATCTTTCGAGAACAATAAGTTCGCCGTCTTCACTGGAGACCGCGTGCTGGTTTACCTGGCGGATCAAGACTTCAACAACTGGACACTCGACACCCGACTTGTTGTGCGTTACGGAACACTGTCGCACAACAGCATTGTGTCTGTGGGTGACGAGGTCTTCTTCTGCTCCAAGTCTGGCATTCACTCTTTGCGGAGATCGGCGCTGAACGGAACGACCGTCTATACCAACCCGCTATCAGAGGACGTGCAAGAACTGTACCAAAACCTGCTGGCGCTGGTATCCGATCAAAGAAACGTCAACGCGCACTTCAACCCCGACGATGGCAGGCTTCACGTCTTTTTCCCCGTCAACACCAACCTGGCCTATCGCTTGAGTGGAGTGCTGTCTTCCTCGAAGCAGGAGGGCGATGTGACAAAGATCAAGTGGTCTGTGTCAAAGTACGCCAACGCCCAATGCGGTGACTACCTCGCTGGCCGCCATTACTACGGTGCTCCGACTGGAATCTATCAAGTTGGCCGATGGTACGACAACACGCTCACACGCGGGCCAGGGTACGCCCTGACCCCTATCCTGTGGCACAAAGACCTCTTCAACCCCAAGCAAGGCCTGATGCTCGTCATATACGCCTCTGGCGCTGGAACCCTGTTTGTTGACGCAGAGGACGAAACTGGCCGCAAGCTGGGCACGTATGAGTTCGTCATGCCAGATCAAGACGAAGCATCGTATGCCGGAGTCCCATTACAGCGTCAGTTCACTCGCCCGTTTTCGCACTCCTACACCGGGGTTCGTCTGCGGATTCGTTTTGAGGCAAGCAAGATGATCCGCTTGTTTGGCCTCGGCATTCTCACAAAGGAGCAATAGCATGTCTCGTCTACGTCAATACTACGCTAACCGGTACACCTCTTCAGAGGCAACCAACTCTGAATTTGAGAACGTCATCCGATACCTCAACAGCGCGGAGCTTGGCAACCGTACTCTCTCTGAGCTTCTGGGTAAAGTCTTTGACTCCAGCGGCAACGTGAACATTGGGTACGAGTTCAGGTTCAACCCGTCCACTGGTATTGAGTACCGCTCTGATCTGACGGTGGATGCCTGGACACTCATCGTCCCGGCAGATAGTCTGCGAGGCGCGACTGGCGTCAACTTCGGTCAGATTGGAGCGCCTCTGTTCTCAAACCGGATCGACTACTCTGCCACCGATTTGCAGACAGTCTTCAGTTACATCAGGTCTGACCCGGCATCAAACGTCATAGTTTGGAGAAACGGCGCATTGCAGGCGGAGAGTGATTACTACGTCAGCCCGACGACAGTGGTGTTGAATACGGCAGTAACCGCTGGAACACTGGTCTCTATCGCCACCATCAACACCAGTCCTGCAACAGCCTTTCGCCGTGCTGACTTTACAGCCTCCGCGAACCAGGCCACATTCCCATTTGCGCACACAGAGTTCGAGGAACTCGCTGTGTTCCGCAACGGCATCTTGCAACGCGAGGGTGGTGGTTTTGACTACATCAAGTCATCTGCGACGGCAACCGTTACTTTCACGACAGCCCAAACTGTTGGCAACGTCATCACGATCATCAGCATTTCAAACGATGCAATCCGCGACGTAGCTGGCTTGATGATGGAAGACAAGTATGCCATGAACGGCCTGATCCGGTTTGACCGGGTTGCCATTCCAGACGGTAGCATCCAGCAGACGAAAGTGGTTGATCTCGCTCCAACACTGGCTGCGAAAGCAAGCATCACGGTATCCCCTGCAAGCCCTGACTCGGCCAATATAGGAGACCTCTGGGTGAACACCAGCTACTCCGTGCCAGCCATGATGTTCTACGACGGAGCACGTTGGCTGAATAGCTCACCAAACGGGATGATCCCATTAGCATCTCCGGTCAACGCCAACCAGTTTATTCGATTGAATGCCACTGCGAGTGGTCTGGAGTACGCTCCTTTTGATACGACCAACCTGGTGCTGTCATCTCTGATCGGCGCGGCCAATGGTGTTGCCCCACTCAATTCAGCAGGCCAAATCCCGACCTATGCAATCCCGGACTTTGCAAAAAAGGCCCCCATCACAGCCAGAATCCCTGGCGTGCTCAACAACATTACTTACCAGATCGGAATCTTGGATGGTACTGTCAACACGATCTCTGGTATTTCAGCCCGAGTCGGTTCTGGGGCCTGCACGATTCAGTTGCAGGTCGGTGGCGTGAATGTTGGGTCATCGCTCGCTTGCTCCGGCACAACTGCCAAGCTGCCAATCAGCGTTGCGGCCATTGACGCATCTGCATCGGTAAAGGATGTATCGGTCGTCGTAACAGGAAACTCATCAGCCTATGACTTGGTGGTGAATGTCAACAACGCTATCACAGGGTAAGCAGCATGAACGCCAATGATTTCCTCGCGCTCGTAAACCTCATCATTGCGGAGTACGTGCCAGAAAACTCCAAGACCATGGCAGTCGAGACCATGGACGAGCTGTTCTCCACAGCAGGGATCGACTCTCTTGACACGTTGAATGTGCTTTATCAACTGTGTGTCATCTATGACATCGACGATAAAAACAGTGAGCGCATAACTCCAAAGACAGCGCAGGAGATGTATGAGCTTGTGTACCAGCACGCACGTCGCCACCCCTCCAGTATTGCTGAAGCGATTGAATGGTGCGAGTGAGGAGATTGTATGGATGCAAAGATTACCCCAAGCGAAGTTCAGCAACTGACAACTGATCAAATACTTGTTGCCTCTGTAGGGAAGGACAACAAGAGAGACCCGAAGCAGATCATTGCAATGTATCGCATGGAGCTGGCCAACCCTGATGCAGTGAAGTTGCGCGAAGGTAATACGATCTTTATCGTTCACAAATCAAAAAAACCTGGCTTTGGGGTGTTACGAATCCTTAACGCAGACTCCGCTTACAACTATGCGCGCAACATCACGGCGTGGCTAAAGGCGATTACCAAGAGCGGGTTCGACACGATTGTTGTTGACTTCAAGGATCGCCAGCTTGTCAATCTGTTCAAGTATGTTGAAAAGAACCCACCAGTTCCCGGACTATCGTATGAGATGCAGGTTCTCCCGTCTGGTGGCTACCGCGCAATTATCAAGTTCGCGCAAGTAGGAGATAAAAATGTGTGATCCATTAGAAGCGGTTGGAGACATTGTTGGGGGTGCTACCGATGCTATTGGAAGCGTTGTGGATGAAGTAGTGCAACCCATTGCTCACGCAGTTGATGTGGCATCAGACCACATTGAAGAAATTGCGATTATTGCGGCAGTCGTTTACACAGGAGGTGCCGCCGCTGGCGCGTGGGGTGCACCAGCTACGTCTGTCGCTGCTGCCGCCACAGGTGAAGTTGCGACCATATCGGCGGCGACTGCAAGCGCATCTGCTGCCACAGCATCCGGTCTTGCTGGCGTTTGGGGTATGACCCCAGGCATTGCCGCAACAGCAGTTAATGGAGCGGCGCTGAACGCTGGCATCGGGATCATTAGGACTGGCAGCCTGGACGGTGCGCTTGAGAATGCCGCTCGCGGAGCTTTGACCGCTGGCGCTGGAGCTTGGGCTTCACAGGGGATCAACTCCGCCCTCGCAACCAGCGTAGCTGATGGCTCAATCAGCAAAGGTGCCGCCCAGCTTCTCTCTGGTATCGGTGGCCAAACGGCGGTCGGAACGGTTGCCAATGGCGGAGATGTTAGCAAAGCCCTTGAGGCGGCAGTCAAGCAGCAGGCCGGTCAATGGCTGGCAAAGAATGTTACCGGCTACGTATCAGATTCCATCAAGCCTTTGGTCGCAGACGGGACGATCTCCAAGAATGTTGGCGGGGCCTTGGTCAACGCAGCCGGAGGTGGTATCACGGCTGGATTGAGCGGGAAGAGTGTTGCAGAAGGGGCGCTCGCCGCAGGCCTTGGCTCCTACGCTGGCTCAACTATCAAAGACCAACTTGGCCAATGGGGTGCAACTCCTAATGCAACGAACGCCCTGGCAACGGCTGGCAGCGCAGGAACCTCTGCGGCTGTCCTCGGAGGAGACCCGTTAAAGTCGGCGGTTGTGGCTGGCCTTACCTCGTATGCCGATTCAACAATCAAGGATTTGACGAGCAACAAATTCTTGCAATCGCTAGGCAATGCGGTTGTTAAAGACCAGATTGGAGTGCTTACCCAGAACGGAACTACCCGTAAAGTACCAGCCAACTCGACTCGTGTGATCTCGCCAGATGGCACGGTTCGGATCATCGACAACGCCACCGGCCAAATTATTGACCAGTATTCTGGAGCACCAGGGGGTGCGGCATCTACTGGCACCGCTGGTACGCCAACCGGTGGAGCAATAACAGGAGGTCAAGCTGATCTCACAGCCTTCTCAAAAGCCTTCCAGGACTGGATGGCTCAGCAAGGCGGGAGTGCCCAGGGCGTTGACCCACAGGTGGCGTTGATGAGTTACACCAGCCTGTATGGTGGCGCTCCGAGACCTGTGAATGAAATCGACCAAGTTGACAACAGCAACAAGGTTCCAGACCAAACGACGGAGTATGACTTCCAAAGCGACTTGATTAACTTTTTGCAGAACGTCCAGGGTGGTGCCAAGACATCAGCGGCAGCCCGCAAGGACTACATGAAAAAAGCGACCTCTAGCGCTCCAACGAAGACAGGCTTGAACACGGTTGTCGGTGGAGCATACCAAGGAAATCAAGCGAAAGGATTTGATACCTTTGGCGTAGACAGCCAAGCGAGCGCTGCTCAGCTTCCCGGACAGACCCAAGGCTTTTACGGATAGGAGAACACCATGGAAACCACAATAGACAGCACGACACCATCTCAAAAAACTGACACCAGCACGTTGTTTTCGGTACTCGGCGCAGGCCGTGATTACATGAACTACGCAGACGCCAAGGATGCAGCCGACAAGGCCAAGTCCTACGCAGATGGAACATACAAGGTGTACACAGACACAGTTGATCAGGGGTCTGGATACCTCAAAGACCTGTCCGGGAAGATTGGGAAAGAGTATTCATCCGTCAGCCCGCAGGATGATGAGCGCCTGACGAACCGGGCCGCCCAGATCAAAGCCTCCCAGATTGGCTCCTATGACCGGGCCGCTGCCATCGCCTCTTCACAAGGATTGCTGAAAGCGCTGAAAGGCGGGATGGGAGATTCCACGCAAGCAGTTGATGGCCAGGTGGGGGTTGCTCGCCAGATGGGTGATCTCTACTCCGGCCTTGACGAGAAGGCCTGGGCCAAAGCATTTGAAGAGGGGTTGGCTCTGCGAAAGCTGACCCAAGCGGATCAGCAGAACTCGATCCAGTCAGACTCCACCAAATACAACGCTCTTCAAAACCTGTACAACACTCAGCTCCGCAGCGTGACAGACGCCAACAACGTGGGGCAAGCCGCAAGCGCATTGGCAAACAGGGATGTCGCCATCAACACCGGCAAGATGTTCGACACTGGTGCCAATATGCTGGACAAATTCCTTCAAACGGAAACTGGATCAGGCTTGTACCAAAAGTTGGCTGCCGCAGGAGGAGGTCTGGTAGACAAGGTTTTTGGAACCCAGAATACCAGCAACCCAAACCTCAGATCAGCTATCAATAATGGAGTATCCAATGGTCTCTCTAAAAGCCTTTCAGACGCGCTAAGGACTGGAGGCGGGTCACAGTTGTACTTCAAGCCTGATGGCTCTGTTGACTATTCTCTCGGCACAGGATTGCCGTCAGGCCAGGGCTTAAAAGTCCCTCCCTTCAATCCAGAAAATGTATTGAACGAAGATGGTTCTGTGAACTATTCTCTATATGGAAATGTGCCTTCCGAACCCGGACTGAGACTTAAAAGCAATACAAACCCGGCCTTCCAATACGGTGGCTCAGTCGATTACTCCCTTGGCGGGTCTGGTTCCTCAGACCCTGTTAATTACGACCTGCAACCAGGGTTTCAGTGGGACTACTCCTACACAGACCCAGGCCAAGGGAGTAACTTTTTCGACATAAGCGCATGGCAAGTGCCCGACCAAGGTCTTCAGTTCGACACAAGCTCATGGGAAGTGCCCGACCAAGGTTTTCAGTTCGACACAAGCTCATGGCAAGACCAGACTCCAGTCTACGATGAGCCGACATTCTCGTGGGATGAGTGGATTGTTGGGTAATAGGCAGGAAAACAAAGGACACAAACATGGCAAATATGCCCTCTTACTTTCCGGGATCGAACAACTTCTCGACTTCTGATGTTCAAGACGAAGCCATTGCCAAACGCAGGCAATCCCGTCTCGATAACCGGAAGGCTCTGATGGATGTTCTCAATGCTCAAGCCGAGCAAGGCATCACCATGGGCGTGGATCAGGCCGCCACACTGGCCAAGGATACGCTTGGTGCAAGTGCCTACCTGAACAGCGCAGCACCCTCGCGCGACATGCTGGCCTCCATGACTCAAAGTTACAACGAGAAGGCCAAGAAGCAGGCTGAAATCAACCGACGCGCACAGTTTGCCTCCGATGAAAAAGAATCTACGGATATGTCCACCATGGCAAGCCAGTTATTCCTCCAAGGAAAATCGCCAGATGAAGTTTACCGTGCCGGTCTTGACCGCTACGGAGAGCGCTTCAACCTCATTCAGCCAAAGCTGGGAACCATCAATCAGCAGGCCACGCTGGAAGGGATGCAGAAGGGGTCAGAGATTGGCAAGACCATGTTCCCGGAGGATGCTCAATCGTTCGTAGAACAGAACAAGTCGGTGCTCTCGCAAGCACACATCGACGGCCTGACTCGTGCGGCGGAGAACAACCTTGCTTCCGCATCCAACCAGGTGCTCGCTGAGGCCGACAAGATTGGCGGCTCTGGCGGATACACCGGGACGGAGGTTGAAGGTCAGTCATTCCGTGACCGCATCAAGACACTGTTTCCAAGGATGCCTGCATCGACCATCGACGACTTGCAGAAAAAAGCGTCTCAAGCAGCCAAAGCTGCCAATGACCGATACATCCAACAGCAGACCCAGATACAGGGTGCTGATGCCGTCAAGACAGCCCAGGCTGATTACGGGCGCAATGCCATTGCTGCCGCTGATCTCGACGCAAAAGAAGAGGATCAGCGCCAAAAGGCCATCACCGCCATGGCAAGCCTTGCGGATCAGGTCTCGCTGTCGCAGGCCAGAGAGTCTGCGGTTGTTTCCGGCGACAAGAAAAAGGGGATACCACCGGTCTCATCTGACGAGAAGGTGCAGACTCAGGTCGCATCGTATTTGCGCAGCCACTACGTGACGGACATCCCGGAGCTTGTCAATGTTCTGGAGACTGGCTCGCCAGAAAAGATCAGGGATTATGTCGCCAAGATGGAAACTCTTTCCTCACTTCGCGGGAGGGTGGAAGCTGGGGCAAAGTTGGCACACGCAAGGTTCGATTCTCCGCAAGAGTTCTTTGCCACGGCGGCCACACTCAATTCGTCTCCGAAGATTCTGGAAGAGGCTGGAGCTGCGTACAAGGGATTCGCCGAAATCAGCCAGAAGAATTACGTCGGGGGTAGTGCTCCTGCATCACTTGCAAACGAAGGCCCGATCATTGGATACCGGACTGACGAGCAGGGAAACAAGATTCCCATTCGCAACTATGCTGCATCAGGGAGCGCGAGAGCAACATCTGGGTCAAATAACGAAGTGGCCAACACAGCTTACGCCTCCGCCGAAGCAATCAAAGCTGGCCTGATCGAGCACGAAGCTCTGAAAATTCAAACGATTCGTTCTGCCATTTCCTTGAACCAGACATTCGGCGTCTCCGCCCAAGACATTGCGCAGAGGGACTATGAGGCTGCAAGGAAGTCAGTAGTCAGCTTCTTGAAAGCGGCTGGGTTCAGCGAAACCTCACGCTCGTTTGGCGATCAGGCAGAGGTGATGACGCAGCAAATCCTGTCGAAGGCTGGGGTAGCGATGGATGTAAAACGCCACATGACGAACGCCGACAAAGCCAAGCAGGCTTATGAGGATCGCCTGAAATCGTTGCAACTGAATCCCGTCTCCGCCGCTCCCTACGGAACGCCGCAAAGGCTCTACAACCCAGCCTACGCAGCGCCACATTTTTGACAGAGGGAGCAGGGGCAGCCTCCCCTGCTCCCGGTGATGCGAAAGGCCTGGAGGAGAAGTTCATCAATGCGATCTATGGGCAGGAGTCAAGCTCCGGTAAGGCTGACACGTCAAAGGTCAATAGCCAGGGCGTGACCGGCCCGATGCAAATCAAAGACACAACCTTTGATGGCATGAAGAAGCTGGGCCTGATCCCGCAGGATGCAGACTTCAGAAACCCAAACCACACCCTCCGCGCTGGCCAGATATGGGCATCCTACCTGCTCAAGAAGTTCAACAACGATCCGTACAAGGCCGCCGCTGCGTACTATGCAGGAGAGGGTGTTGTAGCCCAGGATGGAACCGTCCACGATTGGGGAAACAAGAAGCGCCCACAAGACCCGACATCACGTCAATACGCTGACCAAATCCTGCGCCGCATGGGGTTAGGATAAAAGTCGCTTTCGTCGCATACTGATGCGACAATACAACCTGTACTCTAACTGGAGAATTGTGCATGTCAAACTTATTCGACCTCATCCTCAAGAGCGGCGACAACAACCTGAAGTCAACTATCTCTGCCGCCAGCGACCCCAACTCCTTGTTCAAGGATGCGACCTGGGATCAAGTTGGTGCAAACCAGGAGCTGACAAAGTTCCTCCACTCGTCCATCGACCCAAACGGTACGAAATATGGTGGTGATACTGAGGCGTTGAAGACAGACATGCTCAACACCATGACTGCGCGCGGCTCCTCTGCCATCGCGTCGATCTGGGACTTTGGGTCATCTCTTGGTGAGAGCATCCAGCAAAAGCAATTCCGTAACCTGCAAGACCGTCTTTACGAGAGCGCACCCAATCGCCTGTTCTCCGGCGACGCAGCGGCCACTGGTAACGCCGTTGGCGCGGCCTTGATAGGTGGTTTGGCCGATGCCCCTCTCCTGCTTCTGACTGCTGGGGCGAAGACGGCCCTGGGCGTTGGCAGGGTAGCGGAGGAAGCATTCAAGGCAACCGCTTTAAAAAAAGCAGGCGAGCAAGGCCTAGCAGATTTGGGGATTGACGGCGCTACTCAAGCCCTGAAACAAGAGGTGACATCCCAAGGCTGGAAGACGGCAGCCAAAGGAGAGGCACTGGACAACTTTGTTGCTGGTGGGTTGGGCGATGTGGCCCAGCAGAATGCGAATATGCAGCGTGGCAGCCAAGATCAATTCAGCTACCTTGGAGCGGCAGAAAACGCAGTCTTCGCCGCTGGCCTTGGCGGCGCTCTCGGCGCTGGCGCAGGGTATGTTGGAGGACGCATGGCGGCCAACAAGCTGGCCAAGGATGTTCCTGGCGCTGTGGTGGATGCGGGTAAGCGAGCGGAAATGGAGGCCAAACTTGCAGAACAGAACCTGGCTCCAGACACTCCTGAGTTGAACCCTGAAAACGATCTCACCGATTACAAGACTGCGCTCGGTGATGCCACTTCATCGGTCGGCATCTTTGCCGAGCGCGTCGGCATGGGCACGCCCTCCGTGTACACCAAGGATCAGCTCCGGGCCTTGGAAGTTGTGCTCAACGAGTTCTCAACTTCGCACAACAAAGTCGAGACCCATTTGGCACAGGCCAAGCTGCTCCGAGAACAGAATGATGCAGCCCCAGACGTGAACCTGGCCAAGGCGGCAGATGCCCATGAGCTTGCTGCTCGCAAGTACGCTGAGTTCGCTGACAACCTGATCAAGATCAAAGAGCTGGGTGACAACCAACTCACCGGCGCGACAGATGACCTGGTGTCAAAGATCGTCAACATTGCCGCCCCGTATGACCAGCGCATTGCTGACACGTTTGGCATTGATGCCAACAAGCCTGCTGCCAAAAAAGGCGGGAAGAAGAATGCCAAGCCAGCCGATGCTGCTGCTGCTACTGCTACTCCTACCACTCCCGCCACTCCCGCCACCGCTGCCGCTGCTCCAAGTACCGCGAATGCGGCTACTCCGACTGCAACTGCTGCGGTTTCCGCTGCCGCTCCGACAGCCACCGCCGCATTACCCGACGGTCAGGCCCCAAATGTAGCTACAGCCCAACCACTACAAGCAACAGCAGCTACAAAAGCTGTAGCTACAGAGACCCCTCCGTCCACGTACGTTCCAACCCCGGAGGAGAAGGCAGCCATTGCGGCGATCAAGGATCAGGCGGCCAAGGATGGAGTTACTCCAGAAGCTAAGCTGCAAACAATTCTTGCTGGAACATCCGATCCAGCACTCCAAGAGCCTGCCAAGATAGCCAAGGCGGCTATTGATCGCCAAGCCCAGGCTGCATTGGCTCCTCCCGCTCCTCCCGCTACTCCCGCTCCTACTGCCACAGCCGTTCCAACAGAGGCCGCTGCTACGCCATCTGACACGGTGCCACCGGTAGAGGACACCAGGACAGATGAGCAAATCGCTGCTGATACAGAGAAGCTGATCGCACAAAAAGCAGAACTCCAAGCCAAGCTGGAAGCCTTTGAAAAGGCCGCAGTTGACCGTGCCCAGCTTAGCGCCGTGCAAGTTCACGAAGGCATCGTTGCTTCTTTGAACAAGCAGGTCAGCGACATCCATGCTGTGATTGACGGCGTGTTGAAGGCCATTGAAGACGACTTGAATGACGCACAGAAAACATTTGGCGCAGCCGCAAAAGCTCCAGACAAGGAAAGGAAAAAGGAGATATTTGATCTGGTCATCAGCCAAGCAAAGGCCGATCACCCCGAGCTGGCAACGATCTTTGATCAGGTTATGCCCAAGCCGTTCAGCAGCGAGAAGGGCGCAACCGCAGCAAAAGTCAGAATCAAAGCCATGGCAGACGAGGCGATGGCGCTGCACTACGAGATGCAAATCGGATCAGTTCTTCCTGACCCGACAAACACCACGCACTTTGAGCAAGTGCTGAAGGCGATGCTGGGAGACAGGTTCTCCGACGACATTGCAAAGATCGTGGCGCATAACCAGAAAGAGATCAACGCATCTTTGATTGAGCGCGTCTCTGCCATCGGGATTGACAACCTGCAAAAAGACCCCGTGTTGGCCCAGGCTTGGAACCACATGATCAAGACGACCAATGATGGCCGCCAGATCGCGGGCGGGAAAACCACCGTGAGGTCTGATCTCTCGGAGATTGTCAACCGCAACATGGCCGTGGTTGATGGTGCTGTCAAGGCTGCGATCTCTGGAGAAGGAGCTGTAGCCATTATCAAAAAGGTTCGTAAAAGCGTCTCCGACTTCATGAAGCAGATTCAGTCATCTGGCGCTTATGTCGATCAGGAGTTGATGGATCAAATCCTGGAGATTCATGCCCTACGTTCCATGAAGAGCGAGATTGATGGAACCTTCAAAATTCAAAACAAGGAAGCGTTCGACAAGCTGGAGGCGATGTACCAGTTGCGCGTAAGAGATCGTGACCGTCTGTTTACACGAAGCAATCAGCAAGCAAAAAATCCGTTTGCTGAAGGCATCGTTGAGACTCCGGCCATGCACCGCCTCAATACCGGCAAGGTAGATGAGGATGGAAACCCGATCTACGTCGATAAGATCGTTACCGGTCGCCGCATTGACACCAGCATGGGTGGAGTGAAGACAGTCGGAGGCCCGCAAAAGGCGTTCTCTGATGGCATCTCCAATTACCTTGGCGTGCTTTGGGCCAACCCCAGAAAGATGTTCGCCGCAGCGAGAGCAGTTCGTTCTGAAATCTTTGCCGGAGCAATCAAGGTAGCGTCGTGGTCGAAGGCTTCGATTTTCGTTGATGGCGTCAAAGCATCCTCGTCAGTCAAAGAGATTAAAGGTCGGCTGGCTGAGACCGTCAACGCCAGGGCAGAGAACGCCCGCGCATCCACCATCTACGACCTGGTTGAGCGGCTAAGACTTGGAGACAACATTGCCCTCGGTTTGGCGAAAGACACGCCAGAGAACGTCGATCGTGCGATTACCAAAGAGCGGTTCGACAGCCTGATCAAGATGGTTGGCGACAATAGCTTCCCTGTCCACCCCTCCGAGATTGACCTGGCCAGCATGATCATTGATCACAAGGAGGCCATGGACACTGCGCACTCCGTTGCTCGTGCTGAGATGGCAGAAGGTCTTAAAGATGCCATGTTGACTGGCGAAAAGGGCCATGACTTGATCATGGGGATCGTCAAGCGCCTCAAGAGTACGACGGAGAAGAGCCAAGGAAACCTCCTGATTGCCATCGAGAAGAAGTACCCAACGCCTTCCAAGACCCGCATCACTGAGCGCGCGAAGACGACCACCAAGACGCAGACCGTCAAGGGCGACAACACGCCTGTCAATGTTGGTGATGTCGTACCTATAACAGCCACCAAGACCAAAGTTGTGGAAGGCGGCGCGGTCGGGGTTCCTGAGACCAAGACGACACGTCAGCGTGCAGAGGAAGAGGCTGCTGCAATCGCCAAGCGCAAAGGCAAATCAACGACCTCGCTTCTGGTCAAGGAAGGTGAGCCTGTTGAACCAGCTCCCACAGACATTGGGTCGCTGGTGATCTCTGTTGGCGGCGTCAACCGCGAGTTCGATATTAGCAAGCACTTCGTCATGGATGCCGATGGAATGATCAAGCTGTTTGGCGAAAAGATTGGAACATGGATTCCGGCACCCGGCCTTGACTCCAAGGTGCTCGTTAGCATTGGCCAGTCGATTGAGGATGAGGGTGTATCAACCTTCGCGTCGATCATCAAACGCAAAGCGTTCCGAAAGGAGTTTGATGGAATTTTCCAAGCCAACAAGGACAAGATGCCGTCCTCTGCCAGCGGAGTAGAACCTGGCGCTTTGATCCCCGCAGAGATGAGCAAGTCCACGCAAGTCGATGAAGCGATCACATCGTTGAAGATCAATGGAGCCATTACAGATACCGACATGAATACCAAGCTGTCGGACATTCTGACCCCGGCAGAAGGCCGCTTGCTTGCCCTGAAATCAGTCAGAGCAGATGGCACCGAAGGCGTGGAGATCATCGGGGCCAAGCAGATGGGCCTAACGCTGGGCGAGTTCTTGGCTTTGTTCAAGTGGAACCCCTTGGTCAAGGAGAAGACACTGATTGGCACAGCGCTTCCAAACAAAAAAGCGCGCGAGTTTGAGCAACGTGGAACACCCCGTCCTGCATCCGCTACAGCGACCATCAAGAATGTGGTCAAGAATGCAGACAACGCAGTTATTGTTGCCACTGCTCAGCAGCGCCCGGTCTCCTACGCACAGGCATCCAAGGTCAAACTCCCTGATGGTGACACGCTTGCTAGCTTGATGGACTCGTTTGAAATGGGTGTTCAGGCTCTCTCCTTTAACAAGATTGGAACGATCCAGGAGTTGAACAGTGTCATTGAGACGCTCACCAAGCAGGCGGAGACGATCAACGCATTAGCCCCACACGGGATCAAACGTACCAATGCTTCTCGCCGCATGTCTTTCCACTGGCTTGAAGAGCACATGGCCAGGTTCAGTGACGAGGAGCGCCGCTCTGCGCTCGACTTTCTACGTCGTGTTGATCCGGCAGCCAATACCTTTCCCTTTGTCTTTTCCAGCGATCAAAACTATTCCTCTTTTGGGACAGGAAGCAACCGTGGAGAATCAAAAATCACTATTTACGGAGGTGAGAAAAAGCCTAATGATGTCGTAGACGAGACGCATGAGACAGGTCATTTCAGTTTTAGGAGTATCCCAAAACACATAGCCGTGATCCATGAAACAGGTCATTGGGCTTTCACGAATATGCTCTCTCCAAACGAGCGTATTGAATTCATTAAAACGCTTGCAAAGTATTACGATGCCGATGGGAAATTCGACATCAATGCGGTATTGAGATCAGTGAATGCAGCAAGGGCAATTGAAGACATGACCAAGGTGGATTTGGCTGACCTACGCACCAATACCAACGAACTGTTCGCTTGGCAATTCACCAGTTACGCCATGCAGACCACTGTTGGGAAAGCTGGTCGGGCTGCGGAGCAAACTCTGTGGCAAAAAATAGCCAAGGTTCTGAGAGGCCTGCTTTCAACCTTCCTTGACCTACCGGTGGAGCCTGCCCTGGTTCCCCTGTTCGAGCGCATCTTGCCATCCAAGCTCTCCGACACCAAGTACAACTACAGCGCACCCATTGGCAAGGATGGCAAGATTATCAATGTTGCAGACATCCCCGATAGCCTGACGAGAAGCGCTGTTGGTAGCGACATTGCTCTTATGGAGACCATCGACAAGCAACGCGGCGCACTGGCCCACCATATCTTCACTGCCGGTGGAGTTGATGGTGGCTACCGTGGCGAGCTGGAGAAGGCGACCAAATACTTCTTTGGCCTGCTCTACGGAAAAGAGAAAGGCAAAAAGACGCCTTACGCTGTGCAGCAAGTTCGTGATGCGCTGCTGATCAAGGTGCAAAAGGCTACTGGCGTTTACAAGTGGGTGCGAGACCCTGCCACCAACCGTATTGTCAAAGGCCCGAATGGAGAAGGCTTGGTCAAATCCGTACCTCGCCTAGGTGTTATTGATGCTAGCGACCTGTTCCAGCGCCACGAGCTTGGCCGACTGATGAGCACCATTGTGGACACCATGGGTGAGTCACCTATGTCAGACAAGCTGGCTTTCGAGGCTGCCACTGATGCCGAAGAGGTCTCGGTGATTATGAAGAGCAACTCCGTAGGAGACCATGGTGATGCGAATGCGTACTACCTTGAGGCGTTGCAGTTCAAGTTCAAAGAACTGACCAAGGGTCTAGAGATGTCAAAAATCTCCGCTAATGAAGCCTCAAAGTACAGCGATGCTCTGGCTCAAAGTGATGCCTACGCACGCAAGGAAGCTGCCAATTTTCTGAAGGATGCTTACAAAGTTGACATCGAGGATTCTCTTCTTGACCAATCCGGTCAGTCCAAGCACCTCGTTGGAGATGATGGCCATCAGAAGGCGCTGATGTCTCTGTCGCGCAAACTCTACGACATGATGGGTGATGCCCTCGATGAACTGGATGGACAGTTGGCGAAGCATGGCGTTCGCGTCATGCCCTCCGAGCGAGCCGTATCAACGGACTACACGCCATCGGAGAATGACATCATTGAGGAAGCAAAGAAAGCAGTTGCCAAGCAGAAGCACCCCGTGTCTCCGAACGTCGTCGAGCCGGAGACTGAGGCAGGAGCAGCCGCAGCGAAGGCCGAAGCAGAAGCCAGAACTGATGGAGTGAGTACCGGGATGCCGGTGGGAGCGCCTGATCTTCTGAAGACCCTTGTATCCCGTATGACGCACCGCGATGCACATACGAAGAGCACGCTGGATCAGCTCACGTACCGACTGTTTACTACCCTTTTTGGTGACAAGGCGGAAGACCTGACGAACGCAGATGTGCTTCGATTGTCCGGCTTGGGTAAGGAGGCATTGAATGGGTACTCCCCCCGCTCTATGGCCAACACAAAAACTGAGGCATACAACTCTCTGCGAGAGTCACTCCGCCTAGTTTCAGAGGCATTAGTCCAAAGAAAAGCGAAAGACATTCCTGAGCAAATCAAGAAATTATTGCCAATTATTTCGCGCCAACTCTATGATCAAACCGTCAAGAGCTTCGCTGCCGACCCGCCTATTTGGGTGCGTACTGACCTGGAAACTACCCCCATTGACAGAGCCGTTCACCGATCAGAGTTTGCGAAGATGATTTCGTACCTCTACCAAAATGGGTTCCCTGACCCTGAGTGGAGGTCTGTCAAATCCGCTCTTGCGGAGAGCCAACAGGTTAATGACGTGTTGAAGACCATATCAGATATTTTCGGTGGACTTACGGTAGTTGCAGAGGATGCTGCTGGTGAAACTTTATCCGTCCCGATCCCCCACGTCCGGGCAATGTATGCAGCCACTGGCTTGTATCACCCCATCCACGCTCGCGCCAGCGTTGCGACCCGCCTTGCCAACCTTCCGCAGACGATCACCTCCAAGCTGCTGAACATCATTCGTGCCAATGGAAAGAACCTGGCCGACAACGTGTTCTTTGTTGACTCAAAAACAGGAAAGCTATTTTTGACAAGTGCTGCGGCTGATGGAGCTAACAGCTCCGCTCCAGGCATTGCCGATATTGACGCAGAAATCGGGGCGTTGATCAAGGCTGGCAAGCAGGAGGATGTAACCCGCCTGATGGCCAAGAGAGATGCCCTGATCCAAGCCGCAGGTGAACCTTCTGACGGAGTTCGTGCCGTGCTGTTTGATAAAAAGAAGGTATTCGATCCATTTGATGAAACCAACCCCAAGGTGCAGGACGTTGAGAAAGCTGTCGCCGCTGGAGAGAAGCGGGATGCAGTTCTCAAACGCCTTGGATATCTTGCAGTAGCCAACGGCGATGGAACCGCTCGCCTACTTGTCAAGAACAAGACTGACATCGTTGATCTGGAGGATGCCATCGCCAGAGAGCAAGGTCTAAAGCGCAACGAAAATGCTAAGAACGTGCCGCTTACCGGTGAGCTTGTGCTGCACATGGCACTGGATGCCCCTGCGCCGGAACTGGTGGCAGTGGAGCAGCGTGCGATTCAGGCTGGCGCGCCATCTTTGATGGCCAAGCTCTTTGCAAACATCATCGCCGGTAAGAAGTCAGACACCGGATTGTCCGAAGCGGAGTATCCGAAGGTTCGGGCTTTCCATATGCTCCAACTCCAATCAAACCCCAACCGAATCTTTGACATGGGCGGGAAGTGGCTGGCAAATCTGATGACGCCAAAGGAAGGCACTGGCTTCAACGATGCGTTTGCCGTGCGTCTGTCTGCCGATCTCCAGCCTATCGTCAACTCTCTTGACCAGCTTGATGGGGTCAAGAATTGGCTGCATAAAGTGGGTAAGGAAATCTACCGTAACCTGGACTTGCGTGGCCACACCATGCCGCAGTCTGATAGTGAGACCAACATCGTCCTCGCCATGCGTACCAACAACGACAGCAAGTTGACTATTGAGGAGATCAAGGTCAAGGAAAGCGTTGTCCAGTTGTTCCGCAAGCTGTTGATCATGCAACGTGACGCAGGAGTTCCTGTGGCCGATCTAACCAATGCGTCGAATCGGAACTACCTACCCCAGCGTTTCAACATTTCATGGATTGAGGCCAACCGCGAGGAGGCTATCCGCCTGCTTGGGGAGTGGTTCAGAAAAGACCGCAAGGGTTATCCCACCGCAGCCAATGCCATGGATGATGCTCGTCGCGTAATCCACGAAGCCCTGTACCGCAAGGAGCTGGACGGGATGCTTGAAGGATCAACAACCGTATATGGCAAGGCGTTTGGAGACAAGCTCTACCAACGCAAACTGCGCATCGACAGCAAAGATTGGGAGCCACTGGCCCCACTGTTCGACAACAACCTTCGCTCCTTAATCTCGTCGTACTCCGAGGCGGCCCACAAGCGCGTGGAGTGGTCAAAGCGGTTCGGCATCCGTGGCCATGCAGTCAACACGTACATCGACATTGGCAAGCGAGGGGATATTGCCGTCATTGAGGCACTGATGGGTCGCGCCCAGGGCATGAAGTACATGATCGCTGACAACATGCCGGACGACCTTGGTCTCCCACCCGCTGGCCCAATGGCGGTAATGGACAACTTGTTTGTTCCACTGACAAAAGACCGCCGAGAAGCCATGGAGATCGCTGGCAGCCTTGGAGAGACGTTGATGAAGGACAAGGATGATCACACACGAGCCATCCTTGTGGACGACCTGATGAAGATTTACGCAAAGAACGGCGGCTCAGGCATTGAGCACTTCCGCCTGCGCGCAGAGGCTATCGTCAACGCGCTGGCAGACTTTGGCACAGATGGCAACACCACCGCAACACATGAGCTTGACTTCATGCTCAAGGCTGTGGGCGGTTTGGAGGGCAGGCCCGCTCACACCATCACGTCAAATCGTAGTGCTCAGAAGTTCGCTCAAGGAGCAAAGCTCTTTGCGTCCACCACACTGCTGTCTGCTGCAACCATCGCGTCCTTTGGTGATACAGCAATGCCGCTGCTTCGCTCCGGTTCCATCGGCTCCATGCTGAAGGGGATCACCAAGTCAGTCAAGCTGGCCATGAACGATCCAATCATGGCGCAATCAATGGCCCGCATCGGAGTGCTGGGTGAGTCCATGCTTCGGGAATCCATGGGGGATATGAATGGCGGAACCATGGCTCGCTTGAGCAGCGCGTTCTTCCAGGCCAACATGCTCACTCCATGGACAAACGCGATGCGCCAATACTCCGCGCTTGTCGGGTTCGAGTCGATCAAAGCCAACCAGGCCATTGCACAGCGCGAGATGTTCAACAACAATGTTGACTCGTTGGCATACCGCCGCTCCGTGCGCTACCTGCGCCAGCTCGGCTTGGCGGAGCTGATCAATGCGGAGCCTCTGGACACCATGGCGGCTGCCGTCGGGCATGAAGGTGACTTCACCCCAAGCCAGATGAAAATTGCAGAGGCGATCCACAAGTTCTCTGACGAATCAATCTTTCAACCGAACAAGTCGGACGTTCCTTTGTGGGCGCAAGACCCAATCGCATCCGTTCTGTGGCAGTTCAAGAGCTACCCCATGATGGCTGGTCGCTTGGTTTCCCGTTTGTTCAAAGAGGCTGGAGCATTTGAGAACGGGTCAGTCATTGGCAAACTGAAAGGACAGGATGTTGGTAAGTACGCCGGAGACCCCGCTGGCCTGATGTACCTTTTGACCATCGGAGCGGCGCTTGGGTACGGCTCTGCTTACGCAAAAGATGTGATCAAGGGCAACAACCAGGAAGGAGAAAGCTGGCGCACAGCCAAGGATTACAGGCTAAGCAAGATTGGCCAAGACCTAGGGTTCAAGGACTTCAGCATCAGCAGCGATGGAGCAGACAATGTGCTAGGCGGGTACGCTACCGGCCTGCTCACCCTTGGCGCGCTTGGTTTCGTTGGCGACCTGATGTTCCAGAGCGCTCAGAGTCTTGATAATGGGTCGTATGGACGTGAGCGAATCATGTCTCAGATTGCTGGCCCAACAATGGGCTTGTTCTCCGACACGCTCCAGATCGCAGAGGGTGCGTTCGCGGCAGCCAAGGGCGATGAGTCCAACGCCAAGGCGCGCAACGCGACCAGGAAAGTGCTGGCCCGCATCCCGTTCGCCGGTTCGATGAAGCCTGAGATTGAGGCGACTGTGAACGCTGTGGCTGGAGATTCCCAGACGGCTCCGACTGACCCGAACCCGATCTGGCAACGGTGGTGATCAGAAACGGCGGGAGATTTCTTCCGCCGTTTCCCGGTAATAGCAGTCGAAAAGAATACGGATGTCACCGTGTCGGCTGATGCGGTGCAGAACTTCAACCGGCACTCGCTTGGCCAACAGGGTGAGGGCGGTCGCTCTTGAGTCTCTGAACTGCAACCCTTTGAATCCAAGCTGCGAACGCAGGTCTGCAAAGATGGTGCTGGCCTCGTTGGCGTTGACATCGAACCGAAGCGGCATGGACTCCAGACATCTCCGCGCCCGGTGGATTGTCGGGATGGAATACTTCACGAGTTGGTGGCTCTCCTTCCTGTCCTCCACGACAATGACCCGGCGCACCCTGTCGTAGCACTGGACAGCAACCAGCGCTTCCTTTAGCCGTAGCCCTGTGTGCAAGGAAATGTGGAATGCCTGCGTCACCTCTTTGTACTTCCCGCCGCGATACTGACCCTCACGCAGCATTCGCTTGATCTGCTGCCATCTCCACACTACCTGACGTGGCGCGCGCTCCTGCGGCCACCTGACCCCCTGCATGGGGCTGATCTTGATCCACCCCCATTCATCCCTTGCCGTGGTGAAGACGTTGCTGAGCAGGTTTCTATACCGGTTGACCGAGCTTGAGCTGATGCGCTTGAGAAGGTCGTCACGCCACCTGGCGATGTCAGCCGAAGTCACATCCTCCACCGCCGTTTCGGAGAAAAACGGACGGAAGGAATTGAGCAGCTTCCCCTCCCGTACGGTGGCATTCTTTTTGAGCGGGCTGATGGTAGCGTTGTACAAGTCGAACGCTTCTCCCATCCGGTGCTTAACAAGATCATTCGGGAGAGAGCCGGTCGCCTCCATTGCCAATCGCTGCTCTGATTCCCACAGCCGAGCCTCTCGCTTGGTATCGAACATCTTGTTCAAGCGGCGACCTCCAACCATGATCGAGTGCCTGTACCGCTGACCCACTTTGACTGGCTCTGCCATGAGGACTCCTTTTGGGGTAATCGTTGGGTAATTTTGGGGTAATTCGTTTGCATGTTATTGCATACTATGACCTATTATAACGATCACTCTCATTGGGGAGACGGTGGTTTTAGCTTGGAAAGAGTCCCCTTGGATGGTGCCCGAGACCGGAATCGAAAGCCTTGATTCCACAAGGCTCCGTTCCAGTCATGTGTAAATTTTGGGTAATTGAAATCAGGTTTGTCAGCTTTGAGCGTGTCATTCTATGCTGCGGTTCCCGATTGGATTCGTTTGCGTATCGGTTCGATCCACTGTTTTGATGCACTCAGCTCTTGCTACTCATCTCCGATGGCTTGCCTGAGCGCCGCTATGTAGCCAGCGGTAGGGGGGAGGTCTTTCCACAGCGGAGAGTCCCATCGCTCGACTACAGCTTTTGCAGCAGCTTTGAGCTTTCTGTGATCCTCCATCAGCGTGTCAAAGTGCAACGTGCAATCTACGTTTGCAAGACGCATCAACTCATCAGCTTCAAGCATGTCTGCGGCCTGCTCGGCCATGCTCTGAAAGCCAGACCATGTTTCATGGCGCAGTTTGTAGATCAGATCAGCGCGTGTTGTCATAGCGTCTGAATTCTTATCTCACCACAGGCGGCTCCGCAGCCGCCACACTCAGCGGAGAGTAAGCGAAGGGATGTGTCTTCTCTGAAGTCAAGTCCGACAT